CAACAGGCAGGAGAGATTGTTGAGGAGGAGATGCGTAATGTATTTAATCTAGGTATTGGATTCTGTTTAGTTGTGCCACCAGACGTGGTAGAGCACACTCAAACTTTGATTGCTGCCACAGGTCTGGGATCATGGGTGATTGGAGAGGTTCGGTAATTAAAATAAATAGAGGAGATAAGACTCCTCTTTTTTAATGGCATTTTATTATCCTGAAGGAATATTTGGTCCTGTTTGTGATGTCATCAGACCAGAGGCAGATATTGCCCTTGACGGAAGAGGGGCATTAGTAGAACCAGATGACCGTGAAGTCGTGCTCGAACTTGATGGTGGTGATGATGATTATGGTCCTACTAATCCTATTGTCATTAAGAGAATTAAATGTAAGAGGCGTAGTGATGGAACATATTATGATTGTAAATACGAATGGTTAAATGATACAATCTTTGATGATTGGGAAAGATGTATTGCTCCTCAAGCAGAATGTTATGATTGGGGAGATAGGTCTACAAGAGATTTAAGACTAGAGGAAGACTTCTTTATTCCTGATATAGGACCCGATGCATGTTTTCCTTTTGACCCTGATATTAATATCAGAAACAATGCATTCTTTTCTGCTAATGGTGAAAGAGTATTGATGGCAGCAAGGGAACGGTCTTCACCAGTCACCTTTCCTGTATCATCAAGGGCAAGATTTTTAATTAGTAATAATAATGTACAGGCATCATTTACAGGAACTTTGAGTTACCTTATAACAGATCCCAGTATCAATTTACGAGTCAATGGAACTTCTACAAGAAACTGGGGCAATGGTTCTGGTGCATTTGGTGGTTTTGTTTTCCCTAATGGTGGTGGTAATAAGTATCTTGCTTTTGGTAATCCAGGTACGACTCCATTTTCAAATGCACAAGTCAATCGTCTAGCAACAGTCACTCTTAACATGAAGGGATTTGACACTCTGGTTTTGGAAGCGATTGCTGGTAGTGATAATAATGGTGGAGAGAGACCAAACCTTGATGGGGAAGGTCTTTATATAGTCTGGCCTAACGGTAATGAGGACAAGATTATACCATCAAGAGATGAGGTTGGTAATAGCTATGATAACAAGTATGGTGGGTGGAAAAATATAACTACCAATATTCCAAGTCAGTATAGAAAAGATAATGTAGACGTTATTATTAAACAGACTTTACAAGATGTTGCTGATGAAAATGGTGTTCCTGTAAATCAACATCCAAATGGATATGATGCTTTTGGTATTTCTAAAATTGGTGTGCAAGGAACTTCATTACAAACTTCTGGAACTGGTACAGCAAACTTAAGATTTAATTTTAAATGGGATGATAACCCAAATGACGCTGACACTGCTTTAGGGCAGGTAATTATTGGAGATGTTGGTGGTAGTATTGTTTTCTCTAGAGATACAGATGATGAAGATGGTGATGAAAATAAGACTATGTTTGGTGTGAGTTCAGGACTTTACCGAGCCAGTATTCGTGGGAATAAAGGTGGATTTGAAGTAAAAAATAGCAATCAAAGACTGTGCTTTAAGGATGGTGATGGGGACGATTGTAATGCTGACTTAAGAATTACAAATACTACAGGTGGTATTAAGGCAAAGTTTACTCGTGATGGGGATTTAAGAATAACAGGTTCTGGTGTTGGTAATGTGGAATTTAATTTTGAATGGGATGACGACCCCGATAACGCAGGACTTGCCATTGAAAGTATTTCATTTTCAAATAGTGATGGTCTCATATTCATTCAGACTCCAGGGCAAGAGGAAGGTTCTCAACAAGAATCTTTAGAGGTAACCGCAGGAGCAACATTCCCAGTTACAATTCAAGATAATAGTGGTGGGTATGAAGTTACAAATAATGGCAAAAAAATTAAATTTTTTGATAGGGACGGGAAAGATACCAACGCTTCTTTAGAAGTTTCTGTAGAAGCACAGAACACTATAGAAAATGATTCGTATTGGAGTGACCGTGGCAATGCTCTTGCCGCTTGGGTTAATCCAGAAGTATGCACATTGCCAAATTTGGTTCAGCAGGTTACTTACCGAGTTAATATTGCACAAGCAGATCAATATAATTTTGAGTTTGCATGTGATGATGTTGCACAACTTTTCTTTGAAGAAGAAACTGTGCCTGCATTGGATATCCAGGGTGGTATTTTTAGAGGTGGAGCACTTAATACACCATACAATCATCAAAGAAATTTATCTGCTGGAATAATAGAATTCACAGTAAGATGCACAAACAGTGCTGCTGGATATATTGATGGTGATGGAGACCCCTTTGGTGGAGCATATGACTGGGCTTTGAATCCTGGTGGATGGTATATAAGAATTTGTAGGGGTGGTCAATGTATTGGTGGTGACAATACTGCTCCATGGGTTCCTTCATTCCCTTGGCATACATGGAATAATTTTATGAATACCTATGCTGTATGGTCATCGGCAACAGACCCCAGTCCAGGAGTAAGTCAAAGTGCATCATGGACATTTAATGTGCCTTCAACTGGAAATTATGTGCTAAGAACAAATGCAGATAATACTGCAACATTCGTCGTAGATGATGTAACTATTGGTACTACTACAGGATTCCAAGGACCTGTAATAGAATACCCGTTAAACAATTTTAGTTCTGGTCCTCACACATTGACAGTAAATGCTTTAAATGTTACGAATTCCAATGGAACAAATATTAATTGGGAACAGAATCCAGCAGGTGTTGCATGGACGATTGAGGGAACTAATGGTAATGTTGATGCAACATTCAATAACCAAGGTGGTTTAGTTGTTACAGGAGATGGTAGTGGTGTAATAGAATTTACATTTGAATGGGATGATAACCCAAATACCGCTGGGACGGCACTGGGAACATATAGTATTCCTGGTATTGGATTGTCGTTCACTCAAGGAGGAAGTTCTTCGGGGAATGATAGTGCTAGTGCTACGGCAAAGGCAGGAACATATAATGCAAACATTAATGATAATTCTGGAGGATTTGAGGTTGTGAACAGTGGTAAAAGGATTAATTTCCGAGACCGCGATGGTGATGATGCCAATGCAAAACTTAGAATAGTTGGTTCAAGTCAGCAGAATGTGATTATTGCTAGCTCACTTGACACATCTTCAGGAAATGGTAATATAATATGGACTACCAGAGATGCAACAGGATACGAATACTATGAAGTTACCTAAAATACACAGGGAAGACTTACCTAAAGAGGTTCAAGACCTAGTTGGTGATGGAGATTATGAGTTTGAATCCCTATTACATGCATATGATATTATTGATGTTCCCTTAGATTTGGAATCCTATAATGAAGGAAGGGCAAAAACGGCAGAAGAGTTGATAAAAATTAGAAAGGAGATAGAAGAAATGCGAATCAAAGAAAGGAAAAGAAAACGTGCATAAATACCTAACCGTACATTGTTACGGTTTACAACAAATTGAAGGTGCCTCAATTAATCGCATCTCTTTGTTGACAGCACCGCCCAAAGGTGCTATACTTAATCCAACGAGAGCAAGTCGAGCTCTCTTTCATCCGTGGGATACTCCACGAGATATACTTAAAGGTAATTTTTCAATGATCAAAACTGTATTCGCAGCAACTGCTGCTCTGTTCGCATCCGCTGGTGCCGCTTTCGCAGGACCCTACGTCAACGTGGAAGCAAACTCAGGATTCACTGGTTCTTCGTACAACGGAACCGCCACAGACCTTCACGTAGGTTACGAAGGCGCTCTGGGTGAGTCCGCTTCGTACTACGTCCAAGGCGGCGCTACTGTAGTCTCCCCTGACGGTGGCGAGAGCGACACTGTTCCTTCTGGTAAGGCAGGTCTTGGTATCGGTTTGACCGATGCTCTGGGCGCATATGGCGAAGTCTCCTTCGTTGGTAGCGGCGACAGCAATGTCGATCGCGGTTACGGAACGAAGTTGGGTCTGAAGTATTCCTTCTGATTGACTAAATAATGTGGAGACCTTTCGTGCGGTCTCTACAAAAGTCGGAACACCCATGGGACTCTTAGGAGTCCCTTTTTTATTCTAGAGGTATTATGAATTTTCAAATCTATACTCGCAGTGGTTGTCCTTACTGCACAAAAGTAAAACAAGTTTTACAAGGAAAGAATCTTTCTTTCAGTGAGATGAAATTGAATACTCACTTTACTCGTGAAGAGTTCTATCAAAAGTTTGGTGCTGGAAGTACATTCCCTCAAGTGTTAAGGGGAAGTGCTAAGTTGGGAGGATGTACAGAAACTGTACGGTATCTCCGAGAAAACAACTTGATTTGATACTAAATAATTTCAGTTCATAAACGGGAGGTTGGTTTCCAGACAACACTTTTTTACGCCAATAATAAATGGAGGAAACCATGTTAATTGCATTAGTCGTACTAGGAGTAATCGGAGCATTTATTTTAGGAATTACAGTTTCCTGGTTAGCAAAGGGTTACGTCGAAGACTACATAGAAAATGCAGCATACGCAAAATCTGTTACCCATCCAGAAATGTTGGATGAAAATGGTAACATTATACAAGATGAGTTGATTTTTATTAGACCAGCAAATCGTTACTGGGATTTTGATGATGAACTTGAAGAATGATTAAAAGGAGTTAATTATGCCACGGACTATGGAAAACAGTAACGCAAGGTTGCTGTTAAGTGAGATTTTGAGAAAGGTCTCCAACGCAAAAACAAAAGCAGAGAAAATTTCTCTGCTTCGTAAATACAATACCCCCGCTCTCAGACAGTTGTTGATTATCAACTTTGACGAGAGTGTAATTTCATTACTACCTGAGGGTGATGTTCCATTTACACCTAATGATGCACCCGCTGGAACTGACCATACAAGATTAGAGCAACAGTATCGTGGTTTATATCGTTTCTTTAAAGGTGGTGCTAAACTACCTACTCTAAAAAGAGAGTCGATGTTCGTCCAACTTTTAGAAGGACTTGCTCATGAAGAAGCAGAACTTTTAGTTCTTGTCAAGGATGGACAACTTAATAAAGAATACAAGCGTATTACAAAAGCAGTTGTTCAAGAAGCATTTCCTCAGATTAATTGGGGAGGACGTTCATGACAGTATACCGTTTCAGTAAAGAAGAAACTGAAGAGGCTACTGCAGAACAAATTCTACAAAAGAATAAAGAAGATGGGGCAGCAGTTATTGTTGCGACCATCTTTTTCTTTACCAAACCTCTGGTTCTTATGCTATTATGGAACATGTTAATGCCAGGTATCTTTGGACTTTCTAGTATTGGTTACTTAAAGTCACTTGGTTTATACCTATTTGCCCGTATTATTATTGATAAGAATGACTAAAGTATGTTTGATCTCTGTTACTCCTGAGGCAGAGAAAACAATTGGATACATTGCTCGCGTTAGCAATCCAGCAAATCAGGAGAACCCTAAAATTTCTGGACTATTAAAGTATTGTATTAAGCATGGTCATTGGTCTGTGTTTGAGCAAGCGACTATGACTCTTGAAATTCATACTACAAGAGCAATCGCAGCTCAGGTGTTGCGTCATAGGTCATTTACATTTCAAGAGTTTTCACAACGGTATGCTGATTCTTCCCTACTCGCGGAGACGATCGCTCTCCCAGAACTCAGGCGACAAGACACCAAGAATCGTCAGAACTCTATTAACGATGTTGACCCATTTACCAGGCAGAAGTATGAAATCTTGATGCAGCATCACTTCAAAGAAGGAATGCAACTATATCAAGATATGCTTGACTCTGGTATTGCAAAGGAATGTGCAAGAAATGTGCTTCCTTTATGCGTAGGGACAAAAATGTACATGACTGGCAATCTCAGGAATTGGATCCATTACATCCAACTGCGTTCCTCCAACGGCACCCAGAAGGAGCACCAAGACATTGCAATTGCTGCCAAGCAGCATTTCATCTGTCAGTTCCCAATCATCTCTGAGGCGCTTGAGTGGTGTCCTGAGGGTGATTGTGGATGTCCAGAACATCTAGACGATTGTAACTGTATTCAACCAGCATTGAGGATTGATTAATGCCTTTATATAACGTAATAAATAAGGTCACTGGCGAAAAACAAGAGTTTCGCAAGACTGTTGCCGAATACGAGCAATGGAAAACTGACAATCCTGATTGGGATAAAGATTGGCACGCAGGTGTCGCGGGTACTACCTACGGCAATCCTAAACAGTCTGATGGATTCAAGGAAGTAATGTCCAAGGTCCAGAAAGCACATCCCAGAGCAAACCTTAGTAGATTCACTTGATATGGCAAGAGCAAGAAAGAGAAACACTACTAGCAATCCTGTTCCTTCTAACATGAGTGCGAAGCAGATTAAAAGAAAGAAACCTCTTGATAAGAGTTACATGGTTCCTATCAGACCATTGACTCCTAATCAGGAGACAGTATTTGATAGTTATGAGCAAGGGCAGAATATTTTACTTCATGGTGCTGCAGGTACTGGTAAAACTTTCATCACTCTCTACCTTGCTCTACAAGAAGTGCTTGACGAACACACACCTTATGATAAGATATACATTGTGAGGTCTCTTGTACCTACAAGAGAGATTGGTTTCCTTCCTGGAGACCATGAAGATAAGTCAGCACTGTACCAAATTCCATACAAAAATATGGTAAGGTATATGTTTAGTATGCCTGATGACAATTCATTCGACATGCTTTATGACAACCTCCGAGCGCAAGAGACTATTTCATTTTGGTCTACTTCTTTTATCCGTGGAGTTACTCTTGACAATGCCATTGTTATTGTCGATGAGTTCTCGAATCTCAACTTTCATGAACTAGATTCTATGATTACTCGCATCGGTGAGGACTCTAAGATTATGTTCTGTGGTGACATTACACAATCGGATTTAGTTAAGAGTAATGAAAAGAATGGAGTGTCTGATTTTATTCAAATCCTTCAGCAGATGCGTGAGTTTACTTGCGTTGAGTTTGGTATTGATGACATCGTTCGTTCTGGATTAGTTAAAGCGTACCTTCTCACTAAACACAATCTTGGTTTTTAATGTTTAATTTTATTGATGTAAACCTCAGCGAACATGTTGAGGTTGAACCTGTGACAAGAGATGGTACTAGATTTTATCCAATCCCTGGAGCAGATAAATACTATCCGAGTGTAACCTCAATCACATCCTTCAAGAGTGCAGCCTTCTTTAAAAAGTGGCGTAATAAAATTGGTGAAAACGAGGCGAATCGAATTACTGCTAGAGCAACTCAAAGAGGTACTGCTTTCCATGCAATAACCGAAGATTATATCAAAGGACAACTAGATCTTAATAGGTACTTGGAAAATAACCCATTATCTGTTAGAATGTTTCAGTCAGCAAAGTCGGAGCTGAACCGTATCAACAACATCCATTGTCTAGAAACCTTTTTGTATTCACATTATCTTGGTCTTGCTGGTCGTGTTGACTGCATTGCTGAGTTCGACGGTGAATTAGCAGTAATCGATTTCAAAACTTCAACTAAAGAAAAAAAAGAGGAATACATCGAGAACTATTTTGTTCAAGAGACTGCATACGCAGCAATGTTCCTCGAACGTTCAGGTATTGAGGTAAAAAAAATTGTCACACTTATCGCCACTGAAGAGGGAACTATTCAAGTATTTCAGAAGTACAATCTTGATGACTATCTACACTTACTCAAATCCTATATTGAAGAATTTGTTAGGGGACACACAAATGCCTGAACAAAAACCAGAGGAAAAGTTTCTAACTCCTACAAAGTTTTCACAAGAGATTGAAACTCTAGTGAAAACAAGTGGAGGTTTGATTTCATACATCGAAGCAGTATTAACATACTGTCAAGAGAATGAGATTGAATTGGAAACTATCTCAAAGTTAATTTCAAAACCACTTAAAGAACGTCTGCGGCATGAAGCAGAAACGTTAAACTACATGAAGAAAACATCTAAAGGAGTATTGCCACTGTGACAGGATTTGAAGTGTATAAAATGTATCTTGCATTAAAGATGCACTTCACTAAAGACTCTTATGATTATGTAAAATACAGAGGCAAAGTATCTGCCTCTGAAAAATCATTTGAAGAACGTCGCGACCGATATTTCTTCAAGAAACTAGCGGCAAAGTATGAGGATCATGTTATCCAAGATTACTTTGTCGCAAATTTTATGCATGACCCTAAAGGATACATTCAATCATTCTCCATCGATAATTATGAGAGGTGGAAAGTAAATCAAGAGTCATTCTGTTATAAATTTAGACAGGATGTGCATCTTTTGTTAGAAGAATATGAATCTCCTTATCAAGATAAGTTTGATAAAATTTTTAAAGTTCGAGAAGGAGAACATCCATCTCTCTTGAAGTACTATCTTTCAGGAGAGATAAACTTAGAAACCCTAGTTATATTTGAAACTTGTTTGGGGTATATCAATCAATTTGATAAGCACTTAAAAGACCCCATCTGGAAAGACATACGAAAGAGAGTACTTAAGTACCAACCATTTTTAAAAGTTGATTGTGTCAAGTATAAAAGGGAAATATTAACAGTCATAAGGACAAAACTATGAGTTTTTTTAAATCAGAACAGGTACAAGATAACTTACAGGATATTTTCAAAACCTATCAAGAGATTGCAGGAGTCACTAGTAGACTGAATGCAATGAACAAGGAAGAACGACTCGATCATATCGAGCAATGTAAAAATCTAATCGATAAGCAAAAAACATTCTATGGTCGATTGTCTTTGTCTTCTACTGAAGATGCTGAGGCATCTGACATGAAAACTAGAATCAATGCCTTGGCAAATGCTTTCGGATACGCAAACCTCTTGGAGTGTATGGACGCAATGATTCAGACACTTGAAGAAGCGGCACAGAGGGAGGTTGACGCCGACTAAATACTATGCTATCCTTACAGGGTAGCAAACAATACAACTACACACACTCAATACGGAGAATACTAAATGTCTTTTGCAAGTCTCAAGAAAGCGTCAAGCAAGGGTGATACCTTCGCTAAACTGACGCGAGAGATTGACAAACTGAATCAGCCTGCTGCTGGTTCTTCTGCTGACGAACGTTTCTGGAAACCAGAGATGGATAAGTCTGGCAATGGTTATGCTGTTATCCGATTCCTGCCTGCTCCTGATGGAGAGGAGATGCCTTGGGCAAAGGTCTGGAGTCACGCATTCAAAGGTCCTGGTGGACAATGGTACATCGAGAACTCACTCACCACTCTTGGTAAGGATGATCCTATCGGTGAAATGAATCGCCAACTGTGGAACAGTGGTCGTGATAGCGATAAAGAGATCGCTCGTGCTCAGAAGCGTAAACTCTCTTACTACTCTAACATCTATGTTGTGCAAGACCCTGCACATCCTGAGAATGAAGGTCGTGTTTTCCTCTATCGTTTTGGTAAGAAAATCTTCGACAAACTGACTGAAGCAATGCAACCTGCATTTGCTGATGAATCACCTATCGATCCTTTCAACTTCTGGAAAGGTGCTGACTTCAAACTGAAGATTCGTAAGGTCGAAGGTTACTGGAACTATGATAAGTCTGAGTTTGCTGCACCTGGCACTCTTGGTAACTTTGAGGATGATAAACTGGAAGGTATCTGGAATGAAGGATACTCTCTTGCAGAGTTTGAAGATCCTAAGAACTTCAAATCCTATGAGCAACTTACAGCACGTATGAATCTTGTGCTTGGTAAGACTTCGACTGCATCTGCTCCTGCCATTCGTGAGGATGAAGAGGAAGTGTCTGCTGACTTTAACTCCCCCGATATCATGGCATCCAATCAACCTGATTGGGGTACTGAAGTGAGTAACTTCCGAGCAAAAGCAGTCGCTGCTTCTCCTGTTGATGATGATGAGGTTACCTTGTCAATGTTTGCTCGTCTTGCTGAGGAAGAGTGATGAAACTTGTACTCGCTACAATGATGCTACTCTCTGCTCTGCCTGTTAGTGCAGAGAGTATTGGTGAGCGAAGCAACCGTCAAGCATATCAATCTCAAAGAGGGTATGCTTCGGAAAACAAATGCTATCGTAATGAATATCGTGAAGAGTATATTCCTGGAACATCTAATTCTCCTGGATATGTTTCCTCATATAAAGAGCGAGTAGAAGTTCCTTGCAATCGTGAAGTCTATCGTCGTGATGATGCTCCTAGGAGACATAATACCGATGACAATTCTTGTATTGAAGGTTCAATCCTAGGTGGCATTGCTGGAGGTGGAGCAGGTGCTGCTCTATCTCGTAAAGAAGGACGCCTCTGGGCGATCCCTCTTGGCATTGTCGGTGGAGCACTGGTAGGATGCCAGGTTGATGGGGGTTAAAACGAAATTCGACTTTTGATTCCTTAAATCGGCGGAAAAAATCTCCGCCAATTTTTTGACTTCTAGGGTTTTCTGAATTGAGATTCTAATATAAGACGAAATAAGTTATCTTTCATTAACATGAGTCCTTCCTGCTCATAAGCATCGCCACCAGGCCATTTTTCCAAATGAAAACAGACGGATTTGTACACAAGTGCAAGTCCGTCTTTTGTTATGTCTATAGTTATATAATCTTCGTTAGGATCAGTATCCACCGCCGTAACCTGGTGAAGGACTTGGAGATGGACTTGGTGAAGGACTTGGAGAAGGGGAAGGTGAAGGACTTGGAGATGGACTTGGAGAAGGTGAGGGTGAGGGCGATGGACTTGGTGTCGGAGTTGTAGCACCTCCACCAGTATTTGTTCCTGAACCTCCAGAAGCTGTAGCAGCGCCAACTGGAGTAGTAGTTGTATCAGTATTATCAACTGAGACGACTGTTGCAATAACACCCTGAGTTGCTGATGATGAACCAGTAGTGCTACCAAAATCAAATGATTTCACAACACCAACAGATGTATTTCGAGAAGAACTTGCATATACAGTTGATTTTCTATTTAAGAATAGTTGTGAAATACTTAAAGTAGTTTTTTTGTTATTAGAATTATCCAATTCTCTATTTGGTTGATATTCAACCAGATCATCAAATTCCTCAACAATTAAATCGACGATTTGAGAATTAGGGAGTAATATATTTCGTTTTAATTCGTTTTTATATTCTTCATATTCATAATTTGATACTGCGTATATAGATTCTTCTTTTGTTAATGTAACGCCATCAGGCATTACAGTTCTATATGTTTCATTAATCTCAATTCCCGCTTTTACATATACTATGCCATTGTATAATACTTCTGCAGTTTCCCAGTGATGAAGACCATCTGCAGAATCGTACTTTTCAGAAACAAACAGTTGAAGTTCATTACTGTCTTTTGGCCAATTTTCATAAAAATCTGTAATATTATTAATCAATAAAATTACCCAGTCTTTAAGTGGATCACCACAAACTTCATTAGCAAGAGTAGAAGGAGTATCACCATCTCTAATGGAATACGTTTCAAATACAGTAATATATTTGTCTAGGTCTTCTCTTGCGAGAACTCGTCGAAATATATTTTTAACTAAACGGTACTTGAAATTTTCTGAAGATGTAATACCTTCAGCAACGTAGATATTGGGTAATTGTGAGAAGTAAGACATTTAGAATCCTTCGAGAACGTCGTCGAGTGTAATAATAGAAGTTTCGATAAACTGCAATCCCAAAGTCACCGAAGGAACATGAATCTGACCAAAGTCATTTCTATCTACCAAATTTCCTGAAGTTTTGAATGATCTAAAAGCATTGTAAGAACCATCAGGAGTAAAGTTAACTTTAATACCAGCACATACAGAATCTTTTATTCTATGGTGAAGAAATAATCCATTTCTTCCGTTGCCTTTATCTGGTTGCATCCTTTTATATGAAATTTCAAATTTATCAGGAACTTCAAAGAATCTAGCATTAGTTGATTTTTTAAATGAATCCGATCCTACTAGTGAACTTTCAAAGGAACTTAAATCTGCCTTGGCAAGACTATTACTGTTAGCAGCACCAATTTTTGGAACAGCACCAATTTTTATCCATTGAATGATATCATAAATTTCTGCTGCTTCTGCAGCACTGCGTGCAAATAATTTAAAATTGAAAGTATGAGTTCTAAACTGCATATTCTTAAAAATTTGCTCTTGGAAGGGGTTAAACACCTTTCCTGTAGTAAGAGCTTGTAAGGAGTTTGCATCAAGATTGCCTGCTAACCCCATCATCTGTGATACATTGTTTGCAGCACCTGCAATAGCACTGGAAACAAATTCATTACCAGCACTTCCTGCAAAGTCAGTAACTGTATTTACAATCGAATCAAGACCACCACTAGTGCCAACTAATCCAGCAGCTGCAATACCACCAACTCCCAAGTCAACCTGACTATACTGAGGTTGATATGCAGTTTCAATACTATTAGGTAGTGCTAGATATACTCTAGTATCAGAACCATATGATTTTTTTACATTATTGCCAGGAAGATTTTGTCCATAATATGAGGTTGCTTTATCAGAATAGTCAATCTGATATCTACGTAATGATAGATAGTCGATAAATTCTGTAGGAGACTCTACATCATCAGCTCCACTAACATCTGCAACTGGTGGTTTTATTGGATATCTTAGGATCTTTGAGTTGCGTGCCAAAATTATACCTAAATACTATGTGACCTCTATGTATTTATGAGATATACAGGCAAGTACCGACCTTCCTTTCCTGGGAAGTATAAAGGTGATCCTAGAAATATCATATATCGTTCCTCATGGGAATACAAATTCATGAAATGGTGTGATATTACTCCTTCTATATTAGAATGGGGTAGTGAAGAAATCATCATTCCTTACATTTCTCCAGTTGACGGGAGACGCCATAGATATTTCCCCGATTTTTATGTTAAAATTGCCAATAATAAATATTTGGTTGAGGTAAAACCGTTCAAACAAACTAAAGAACCAAAGACTCAAAAAAGGCATACAAAACGATATATTAATGAAGTTGTGACATATGCTGTGAACCAAGCAAAGTGGAAAGCAGCAACTGAATTTTGCATAGATAATGGTTGGGAATTTATGCTAATCACAGAAAAAGAACTAAAAGTATAATGACGATTCCAAACGAACAATCAGCACAATATAATTCATTACAGAATTTTATTGGATTTTTTAAGGAGAAAAATAACGCACCTTCTTTCGCGAATCTATTTTCTGTACATCTTAGTACTCCACCAATGATGGGATCAGGTGGGTATCAAAGAGGCACTAAGTATGATCCTCAACAAGGAGATTTGAGAGAGTTATTAAACTATTATGCAGATAGTGTAAATCTTCCTAGTAAGCAAGTAACAACTGGCAACTATAATCAACTAGGTTCTGCTATCAGATATGCTACAGGTTCTACCTTTAGTCAAATTAGTATTAATTTTAGAGTGCCTCGTTCTGGAGAAACTAGAGCATTTTTTGAACGTTGGATTGCTTTGATGTCAAATGATGCAAGTCAATACACTGAGTATTATGAAAACTATGCATGCCCGTTTTTGAGAATTTATAAGTGGGAAAGAGGTGGTGGTGACCTTGCAGTCTCTAAAAGAGAAATGCTCAGAGCAATCAGAGATTCTAGACTTACTAGGGCAACAGCATTAACACCTAAATTAGACCAACTTACGGGAGTGTATGAGTTGAGAAATGTATTTCCATATAATATTGGTTCTATTCAATTAGATAATAGTCAAAATAAACTAATGACTATGAGTGTTCAGTTTTACTATGAACGCTATAGATTCTTCCAAAGTTCTGAGTTTAGTCAAAAGAATGAGAGAATATTTGTTCCTGCTCCAATAGATAATGCTACAAATCCTGGTACAGATCCTCTCGGTCGTATATCAGTACCTTCTGCTGTCAGTCAGTTTGGTTCCCTCTCTGGTAGAGTTAATAATAGCATAGACGTTGGACTAGCGTAAACGTGCCTCTATAAATAAAATTACTGAATTGAATTTGATATGCCATTACCTAAGTTAAATGTTCCTAGTTATAAAACAACATTACCATCTACTGGAACAAAGGTTACTTATAGACCATTTTTAGTAAAAGAAGAAAAACTCCTTTTGATCGCCACTGAAACTGGTGATTCAGAAGACATGGTTACCGCAATCAAAAAAATCATCACTGATTGTACTGATATTAAAGACGTTTCTTCTTTAGCTACTTTTGATATTGAATTTTTATTTCTTAAAATTCGCACATCATCTGTAGGTGAAAATGTTAATGTAACAATCACTTGTAATGATGATGGTGAAACTGAAGTTGATGTCACCATTCCTTTGGATGA